TTTCTGTATTAATTTTTCAGCAGTCTTAATTCCGACACCCTCTATTCCATCATACCCATCAACTTTATCTCCTGTTAAAACTTGAAGCATAAAATTATAGTTAGCTAGTTTCTCTGGTATCTCTTCGGTAGTGCTACCATCATTAGATAAAGTACAAGGAATTGTACGCATATCTTTATCAATACTAACAAGTATTCTCTCTTCAGTAGTTGCAGGTTCAGTTGCCATAATACCCATGACATCATCTGCTTCTAAATTCTCCCACATAACACCATTATGTTTTTCCATAATGTGTTCACGCATAGCTTTTAAAACTAATGGTTTACGTTTAGCATTTCTATTTGATTTGTATGAAGGAAGAACATCTTTACGAAAATTATTCTTATCTGTTAATGCTACAACATAATCATCTGCTGATAAGTTAGCACCTAAATCCTCAATAACTAAATCAAGTTGACTTTTACAAGCCTTCTCATCTGAATGTAATGTCCATAAGCCATCACCCCAGTTTGTTTCTATCTCATTATTAGTTGCAATTTGATAAGCAAGTATGTCTCCATCAATAACGAGAACTTTCTTTTTCTTATACATTTATTTTACTATCCTTTGTTGCATAGATTTGGTTAAATTTTTTGGCAAAAATATTTCGGCTAAAGGTATAAGAACAAACTTACTTCTAAAGCCATCACCACCTGCTTTTAATGTGCTGATATATTTCTTTGCCAATCTTTTGATTGTCTTTGTGTCAAAGATTAATCTACAATAATCTTTCTCTCCTTCTGCTAGTATATGTACCCAGTAGTCAGACTTTGTAGCCATGACACCTGAAGGTTTACCATTACATTCCATTTCAATGGCAATGTTTCCAGTCTTAAACCACCAGTCTCTTTCTGTCTTAACTTCTATTTTAGATTTATCTTTATCAAGTATAGAAGCTAAACGCTTTTCTCTTTCCTGACCATACTTTAGGTCTAGGTCAAATTTTTTATTATACATTAATGTGTTCCACTCCAATCGGTTGAGACTTTGTATTCACCTGTTAGAGGAACTCTTAATTTGTAGTGTTCACCTGCTCGTCTAATACAATCTACTGCTATCTTACCAATAGCATCAGCGTCTTTTGCATCACACTCAACTTGTATTTCATCATGTACCCATACAACTTGTTGTGCATTGTTAAATTTTTTGATTTCTTTATTAAATTCTACTAACCATCTTTTACATAAAATTGCTCCGCTAGATTGCAAAAGTGTATTAAGTGAAGAGAAAGTATTTCTAACTTTAATTTCTCGTTTATCTAAACCTTTAATAAAACCACGTTCAGCCGCAGTCTTTACTGCTTCTAATAATTTATGCAGTGCAGGTAAGTTATTTAAAAATCTTTTCTTAATCTTTCCTGCTTCTTTAAAAGGTTTACCTATTACTTCTGAAATCTTTTTCACACTTCCACCATATAAAAAACAATAGTAAAATCTTTTTGCAAGGTCTCTGTTGTCAAGCCCTGCTAATTTCTGTGTCTCTGTGTGTATGTCTCCTTCAAGTGCAACTTTGGTGTACTCACCATTGTCAAACTTTGACATAAAATGACAGAGCATCATTACTTCTAATGAACTTACATCAATACCAACTAATCGTTTACCTTCTGGTACTGTAAATAATTCTCTACACTCTTTACCATAAGGTGCAGACGTACTAACAACCTGTCCTAAATTTGGAAAAGAATGACTAGCTCTCTGTGTTACACAAGAGTTAGTATTACATGTGCCATGTATCTTACCATTGCGTTCATGTTTTAACCAAGCCTGTGAACCAGTAGCTATTTGTGCAATTCTTTTATTTAATAAAAAATGTTCAGCTAATAGTTTAGCTTCAGGGTATTCTAATTGAGATAATATTTTATCATCTAACTTTGCTTTACCATCTGAATTAAATTCTTGTGCGTCCCACCCATACTTTTCTTTTAATCTTTCTGCTATGTGATGACGTGAACTAGGATTAAATACTATAACTAAATCTTTTAATCTTTTACCTGTCTTTGTAGACCATCTTTCTTTTACAATAGGTTTAAATACTTTTTGTAAATCTTCTTCTAGCTCTACACTTCTAGCTTTTAATTTAATATATAATTCTTCAGCTTTAATTCTATTAAATGTAAATCCATGTTGTTCTTGTTTAAATATTAACTGTGCTACTTCATGTTCTAAATCCATAGCTTCTTGTGAGTAACCTTTTTCTTCTATTACTTTATATAATTTATAAGTTACCTCTGTGTCTTGCTTACAATACTCTAGCATTTGAGGTGTGAATGTTTGCCAGTCAGTTTCTATCTGTTCTTTGTACTCACCTATTCTATTACCCCATGCTTTTAATGAGTGTTTACCTATACAATCTTTTGGAAAGTCCTTAATTGAAAAGTCTTTATCTTTAATATCTGCATAGAGTAATCTTGTTCCTACTAAAGTGTCAAAAATTTTTTGTCTAAAATCAAAGTTATATAATTTCTGTAATACAGGAATATCAAACTTAATAATATTATGTCCTATAATTAAATCAGCTTCTTCTAATTTTTTAATAGCACTCTCATTATCTAATGTAAGTATTTCACCACTGTCTATATCTTTAAGTACAATACAATGTACTTTTGTGCAGGTGTGTAAAAATCCATCTGTTTCAATGTCAAATATATATCGCATTATATTCTAACCATTTTCTTGATAACGCTTCTTGGGTAAATATTTCTATCACCAAATTCTATGCTATCATTTTCAATACAATAACTTGCAAATGAATAAACATAATTGGTAGTCTTCTCAAATATCCAACACTCTGTTTGAACATCAGCACAAGACATTTTTATAAAATCATTTTGTGTAGCTAATGTGCTATCGCCAACGATATCTTCCCAAATAATTTTATATTTGTAATATTTTTTGTTACCAACAATAATTGGTTCACTTATTTTATTTTTCATAATTAATGTAATGTGTGTACTCGTACTTCTACGTTCCAAGCCGCTTCATCTCCTTGTAATGCCATTGTTGTTAATGCGTCTTGTAAAATGAAAGCAGTTTGAGTTCTGCCTACATCTAAAAAGACAATATTTTTTGTTTTTCTTGCTTTATCTACTGCTTGAAGTACATAAGCAGTCCAATTTATTGCGTCTCTTCTACTTTGAAGAGGGGTTTTTTTAATAGTCATCTAAAACATCAGGTGTAGTTTCTGAAAGACAACCAGTTGATAAATCATATAGCAATGTACCTGCGTTGCCTGTCTCACCGCTAAACCTGTTCTTTAAAATTGTAACTTTTGCTAATTTCTTTTCTGATTTAATGTCCCTAGATAATGATAAAATTAAATCGGAGAGTTGACCTATACTGGCACTGCCTCTCAAACTATTCATAGTAACATCTTTTCCATCTTCAAAACCTTTGTCTCCTTCTGACCTACGAAGATGTGAAACTAATATTAAACCAATACCTGTTTCTTCTACTAATGTTCTTAATTTACTTACAAAGTAATCAATAAGTTTTCTTTCATCACTTGTGTGTTCATCTCCAAGTGCAGACAAAGCCATGTGTAAATGGTCTAATACTACAAAGTCTACTTCACATGATTTTGCTAAATATCTAATCTTACTTAATAAGTTGTCAGCGATTGTACTGCCAAAGTGGTTATATAAATAAAAATTCCCATTACCAATAGTTGATTTAAAAGTTTCCTGAAGTTCCTGTTCACTTATTCCTTCTCTTGTTAAATGCAAAGGTTTCTTTAGGTGGACACCCATAATACCTAATGCACTACGTTTAATACTTTCTTCTAGTGCTATGTAGCCAACACCAAAACCTTGTTTTAATAAATCCAATGCTACATGACGACAAAAAGATGATTTACCTACACCTGTACCTGCGGTGATAGTTGTTAGTTCACCTTTTCTTAATCCATGTGTTTTAATATTAATAGTTTTAAATGGATATTGTGCAGTGATGTAAGTATCTTCTTTCATTATGTCGTCAAAGATTTCTGTACCAAGTACAATTCCATCTGGTCTATATGGTTTTGCATTCCACATAGCTTGTTTAAGTTCTTCTGTTCTACCTGCTAACAACATTTCGTTAGGGTCTTTCAAAGGGAGAGACGCAATCTTGGCTTTATTCGGAGTAAGAAGTTTAGCACATTCTATTGCCGCTTGTTGCCCTTGTATGTCTTGGTCATACATGAAGATTACGTTCTCATAACCTTCCAAGAAATCTAATGATTTTTGAATATCTTTTTTTGCACCTGCCGCACCAGATTTAATTGAGACTACGTCCCATCTGTTGTCGTTAATCTGCGACATGGTTAAAGCATCTAGTTCGCCTTCGCAAACAGTAATATACTTACCTTTGCCTTTGCAAACTTCTTGTCCAAATAATCCTGATTGTTTTGCTTCACCAATCCATTGAAAATCTTTTGAAGGGTATCTTAATTTTTGTGCTACTAATTCTTTGCTGTCATTATAATAATTAGCAATATGACATGGTCTTCCAAACCATGCACCAATTTGGTAGTTATATTTTTGTGCAGTATCTAAATTAATTTTTCTCTTATTAAGAGGGAGAACATCTCCTTTAATAAAATCGCTTTCTTTTTTGGTGATAGTTTGTAATTCCAT